CCGAGGCCGCCCTTGAACGCCAGTTCCGAGAGGAGACAGTTCGCATCGTCGATGAAGGCTGGAAAGCTTTCTGGGCTAAACGAGGGATAAAGAAGCCTCCACACGTCTCCGACCAAGTCCTTGGGGTATTTGATATACTCTAAAGTATCATATTGAAATTATGTAGTTGCGTTTCGGTAATCTTTAATGTTACGATTCGGTAACTAATTTTAAAGGCTCATAATGGAATATTTTACAAAGTATAAACCTCAGCTCGATTTGAAGCTTGAGGTTCACAACATGCACTGGGAATACGTCGGTAAGTTTTCGATGGAAACCCTTAGTGTTTTAACGTGTCTCTACTTCAGCGATGATGGCTGGGCTCCAAGCGTGCGCCTTAAACGGTTGCTAAAAATGACAGCCCCACAAATGACTAGAAGCGCACAAACCCTCATAAAAGCGGGGATTGCTTATTACACAAGAAGTCCAGACGACCACAGGGGAAAATTTCTCTGCCTAACCACACTAGGTTATAAACTAAGAGACCGCTACATGGATTCAGCTTTCAACCGAACAGAGGAAACAAAAAAGAAATGAGTATAAGAAATAATGGTTCAAACTTCCTCGCTGACTTTATGTCAAACGGGGTACGCTATCGTAAACAGTTTCCTACACATGAGGAGGCGGCCGCGTGGGAGGCTGAATTAAAGAAACGAATACGTCTTAACCTTCCTTTTCAGGAGCTATTGGATAACAAGGAGGGAAAGATGGATATAGATACCCTTCTGACTCGCACGTATTCCCGTTATTGGGAAGGCACAGCCAACGAGCGTACCCAGATGGTAAACATTCGGCTTATCAATGACTACTTTGGTCCTACCTGTCCTGTTGAAGATATCGACACAGCCGCACTCGATAACTTTATCTCGTTCTTAGAGAAGAGAGGGCTGGCGGCATCTACAATCAACGGTAGACTGGCTACGCTCAGTAAGGCTTTCAGTTACGCCGTTGACCGAGGTTATCTCAGTAAGCGTCCTAAGATTGAACGTAAGAAGGTAAGCAACCAACGCCTTCGGTTCTTCACTGAAGAGGAGGAGCATGAAATTCTTGACGTTCTCCGAGCAGATGGCAGGGACGAGTTTGCTCTGTTCCTTGAGTGGAGCATTGATACAGGGATACGTCCTATTGAGTCCAGAAACCTCCCTCAAACAAGTCTTCGTGAAGACCCTGAGCTTGGGTATATGGTTGACCTTCGGAAGACCAAGAACGCCTATCCTCGCACCATCCCGCTACCGCAGAGAGCCTATGAAGCTTTTGTGGCACTTAATGACGACTTCATGCCGTTCGCTAGGTTCACCGAAAGCAACATACGAAAGCACTGGCGTTTTGTTAGGGAAGCCTTGAACGAGAATGACCCTGAGTTTGTGTTCTATCTCACTCGACACACTTGTGCCTCTCGCATGGTTCAACGAAACATTCCGCTCCACGTTGTTAAGGAGTGGATGGGACACAAGACTTATGAGATGACTTTGAGGTATGCTAAACTTAGTCCCAAGAATTTTCTTGACGCTAAGTTAGCCCTTGAGCAACCTAGAGATATAGAGCACCTCGCACTATCACACTAACCCACACATACTATGAAAAAACTAAGCGAAACACCAAGAACGGATGCACAATTGCAGTTAGATGCAAAGCGTTATCACGGGCACAGCAAAGACTATGTGTCATTAAAGATTTTTACAGAGCAGCTAGAGCGAGAACTGAATGAGCTTAAAGCCATACATAAGACATTAAACTTAACACAATAACCACCTAATCACACCAAACTTAACACGTAGCTCTAAAATCTACGTTTAATCCTATGAAAACTGCACCAACACTCTTCCGACCTACGGAAAAACAACTGCTCACAAGCGGTCTAAACTCGATGACAAAAGCTTGCGAAGCACAGGAGCTTCTCATTAAAAAGATGGAGGAAGACATAGCCGAGCTAAAGGCCGAGCTCTCTGTCCTTAAAGATTCGCAATTATCTTAAAGCCATTATTAGATTGACCAGTGACAAATCAGTGACAAACTATGTCATTAAGCCTTATCAGTGACAAATTTACTAAAAACCCTCCCTAAACCACATAATCAATATAATTGTTTAATTTCAGTGGTTTAAAGTGGTGGGCGACTCTGGAATCGAACCAGACGTGCGTCTCCGCGAGGGAGTTACAGTCTTTCGTAAAACCCTAAATAACGTAAATCACTGATTTTATAAGTAATAATTTCAAACACATATCCGTTGCTGACATAGTTTGTCTATTGCGCAGTGACAAATCAGTGACAAAAATATTAAGTATGGAGACACTCACACAAAGCGAACTAAACGAGGACATGACCACACTAGGGACGGGAAGATACCGTGCCAAGGTAGAGTCAGCCAAGTCCCGCGAAGCGGAGCTACAGACACCATACGGTCAACGCTTGATGCGTGCAGGTCTCCCTGCGCTTAACCAAGCAATCACCGACTGGCAGAAGGGTTTAGCCAAGGTCGATAACAAAGCCAGATTCCAGCTCGATTCGCAAGACCTTGACCCAAAGGTTCTTAGCTACATTAGTATTAAAGTTCTGCTGGACTGCATCACGCAGAAGAAGTCGCTATCATCAATCGCCATCTTCCTTGGGGCTCGCGTTGAGGATGAACTGCGTTGTCAGTTTCTTGTCGCTAACAATGAAGCCAAGGGTAAGGGTATCATTCTTGGGGCAGTCCGTCGTAAAGGAACAGCCGCTAAGGTGCGCCACATTCGTTCCTCTATGAAGCACGAGACAGAGAAGGGATTGATGAACGCTTGGGAGCCTTGGTCTCACCGAGATAAACTCAACCTTGGACTCCAGATGACGGAGCTTGTTCGGGTATCCACGAACCTTGTCGAATATACTTACATACTTGAGAAGAGGCGTAAGCGTCCCACACGGTATGTAAACGCTACTGCCGACACCCTGCAATGGATTGAGGAGTTTAATGAGAACAGAGAGTTTATTGAACCGTTCTGGTTGCCTACAGTTGAACTACCCGTTATCTGGACTAACATCTGGGACGGGGGTTATGACCGTGAGCATACCTACCTACCTAAAGTACCCTTCATTAAGACAAACAACATGGATTACCTTCGGTCTATCGAGGGTTCTCTCCCTGAACCGATGGAGGCAACAAACCTTATACAGCAGACACCTTGGACTATAAATCCAGTAGTCCTCAAGGTGATGGAGTGGTGTTGGGAAAATAATGTCATAGTTGATGGTCTTCCTGCCCGTGAGCAAGAAGAACTTCCTCCCATCCCTATTGACTTTAAAGAAAACAAAGAGTCCAACACCCTCTGGCGGCGGATGGCGGCAAAGGTGTATAACAATCGGTTATCAAACACCAGCCGCCGTCTGCTTGTAAGTAAGATTTTGTATGTGGCTAAGAAGCTAGAGGGAAAGCGTTTCTTCTACCCTTCACACGTAGACTTCCGTGGTCGCCTGTATAACATCCCTGCGTTCCTCTCTATCCAAGGTCCTGACATCAGTCGTGGTCTCCTTCAGTTTCACCGAGGGGAGAAGATAAGAGATGAGAAAGACGCTCGCTGGTTAGCTATCCAAGGTGCTAATACCTATGGCAACGACAAGGTTACCCTTGAGAAACGCGTACAGTGGGCTGAGGATTACGCTGAGACGGCGATAGCAATTCACGAGAGTCCCACTACCAATCTCCAATGGATGGACGCTGACGAGCCCTTCCAGTTCCTTGCTTGGTGCAACGAGTGGGGACAGTATAAGAAAACAGGCAAGCTCGTAAGCTACCTTCCCGTTAATTTAGATGGCACAAACAACGGCCTCCAGATTCTCTCTATGTTGATGAGGGACGAATATGGGGCAAAGGCTACAAATGTGTTAGCCGAGGATGAGCCTCAAGATATTTATAGAATTGTCTCTGACCTCGTCCTTGAGAAGCTAGAGGCAGACAAAGAAAACAATCACCCCTACGCAGAAAGATGGATACAATTCGGTATCGACCGTAAGCTTGCTAAGCGTCCGACAATGGTGTGGCCTTATGGTGGCACGTTCTACAGTTGTCGGGATTACGTTGACGAATGGTATCAAGACACCCTGCGTAAAACCAGATGCGCCAACCCGTTCACAGAAGATGAACGCTATAAAGTCACTGGTTACCTCAGTAAGCTGACGTGGTCTTCAATCAATGAAGTCCTCGAAAAGCCAAAGGACTGCATGAATTGGTTACAGTCCTGTGCGAAAGCACTAGCAGAACACGGGGAGCCTGTAAGTTGGACTTCTCCTTCAGGCTTCCCTGTTCTCCAATCTTACAAGAAGACGACAGCGCAGAATGTTCGCACCAACATCAATGGCTCAGGGACATACATCAAGTGGTATAAAGACTCTGATGACATTTCTCCTCGCCGCCAGAAACAAGGCATCAGCCCTAACTATGTTCATTCGATGGATGCAGCTTGCCTCGCCAAGACTGTGGTCGAGTGTAACAAGTTGGGCATCTATGACTTCGCAATGATTCACGACAGCTACGGCACTCACGCCGCTAACTGTGACACGCTCAGCCGTATCCTAAGAGAACAATATTATTCTGTTTTTAAGGTTGACCAACTTGAAACCCTTCTTAAAGATTTAAAGGAGAGATACCCACACATCGAATTTCCAGACACACCAGAATACGGCAACGCAGACCTAAGTGAAGTCCTGCGTAGTCAATATTTCTTCTCGTAACTGAGAATCAACAACAACCAAAAACCAAAGAGATAATAATGAGTAAAGTACTGACAACACCCAAAGGTACAGCAGTGTACCCACGTATCGACAATCCTGATACCAAGTTCAACGAAGATGGCGTCTACTCCTGCAAACTGCACGTAGATGAAGCATCGTTTAATGCGTTCACAAAACAAGTGACCGACATTGTTGAGCGAGAGTATGAAGCAGAGTGCACCGTAAAAGGTAAGAAGCTGAAGAAGGCGGCTACAGCCCCTATTCGCATCACGCCTGATGGTGACTTTGAAATCTATGCCAAACAAGTGGCACAACGGCAGACCAAGAAAGGTTTGCTTACCTTCACCATTCCAGTCTTTGACTCGAAAGGCGCGAAGCTCCCAACGTCCCCTGCTATTGGCAGTGGCTCTACACTAAAACTAAGCGTCGAGGTTTACACTTGGTACACCGACTTGCAGGGATTTGGTTATACCCTGCGACTGAAGGCTGTCCAGCTCCTCGACTTAATCGAATATAACAACGGCAGTGGCTCTTCCTACGGATTCACCGAAGAAGAAAACGGCTACATTAACGATGGCGAATCCTTGGATACAGCGTTCCAAGAAGAAGAACCCGCGCAAGCGTCGGGCGTCAACTTCTAAGTATCGTTCCCGTTTCGAAGAAAAACTTGCTCTCACCCTGAAAGGGGTGGGGGCTCCCTTCGACTACGAGACGGTAAAACTAAAATACACACGCGAGTGTGTCTACACCCCTGACTTCATACTCCCCAACGGAGTGATTATCGAAGCCAAGGGTTACTGGCTACCAGCCGACCGAACTAAACACCTACGGGTACGAGAATGTAACCCAGAATTGGACATACGCTTTTGCTTTCAGAACGCACACAATACACTAAACAAAAAGAGCAAGACCACATATGCGGAGTGGTGCGACAAGCACGGCTTCCTGTGGGCTCACAACACAATCCCAAAAGAATGGATAACCTAACACCTGCACAAACACACCTACCTTGCCCAGACTGCGGCAGTACAGACGCCCTTACAATCAACACCGACGGAAGCACCAAGTGCTACTCCTGTGGTATATTTAAACCCAACGGTAAAGCACCTGCCGTTTCAAAGCATCCTTCAGGGGGTGCGTTTGAAGCGTGTACTTACCAAGCCATCACCGCTCGTAAAATTAACGAGGATACCTGCCGTAAGTTTGGCTATGCTGTGGGGATACGCCGACAACAACCTTGTCATATTGCAAACTACCGAAACCTATCGGGTGATGTCATTGCTCAAAAGTTTCGCTTCCAAGACAAAAGCTTTACCTGTGAAGGCAAGCCTACCTTTTTCTTTGGTCAACACCTGTGGCCTAATGGGGGTCGCAAGGTAGTCATTACCGAGGGAGAGATTGACGCTCTAACCGTGAGCCAAGTGCAGGACAACAAGTGGCCTGTAGTATCCCTTCCTTCTGGAGCACAATCCGCAAAGACTGTCTTCAAGAATAACTTTGAATGGCTCGACTCCTTTGATGAGGTTGTTCTTATGTTTGATGAAGACGACCAAGGACGTAAAGCCGCTGAGGAAGTCTGCCACCTGTTACCAGCAGGTAAGACCAAGATAGCTCGCCTTCCCATGAAAGACCCTAATGAGATGCTCTTGGAGGGCAGGGGGTCTGAAATCGTTAAGGCTATGTGGGATGCCAAGCCTTGGAAACCAGATGACATCGTTGACGGGGTTGACCTCTATGAACGCCTAACGACACCTAAGAACTTCACGGCAATCGACTACCCCTTCGCTGGGCTCAACCGTCTTACCCACGGTATCCGCAAAGGGGAGATTGTTACGTTCTGTGCTGGCTCTGGTATTGGTAAGAGTCACGTATGTAAGGTTATTGCCCACGACATCCTAAAGCACTCCGACCACAATGTAGGATACGTTGCCCTTGAGGAATCCCTTGAGAGGACAGCAAATTCAATCATTGGTCTGGAGATGGGTGAACTCCTACACCTTGACCCTAACTTCACTCCGACCGACTCCTACAATGAAGCTTTCAAAGTTACTGTGGGGTCTGGGCGTTGCTTCCTCTATGACCATTGGGGTTCGCTCGACAGCGACAACCTCATCAGCCACATCCGCTATATGACTAA